GAGCGCATCAATGCGATCTCGTGCAGCACCTTTTCGAGCAATCGGCGTGATACGAACACCTCGTCACCGGCAGGCGCCTGTGCCAACACGTCTTGCAGCTCGTCCTCAATTAGTTTCATGCAACGTTTCTTTCCCGTGGGTCAGGATGCGACAACGACTTTTGCGTGGCGTCCATCAAGTCGATCACATAGGTCAGTGCCTTCATAAACTCGACTTGTCCACGGTACTCGGCGAGGTCCTGGGCCTTGCCATCAAGCAGCACAGCCGTCCGGCGGATTCTCTCCGCCTCGATCTTGCCGTAGAGACGCCGCGCGAACGTGCCGTCGAAGTTATTCATTACGGCGCAGCTCCGCGTGAGGCCATATGAGCCTTCTCCAGCCGGCCGACGCCTGACTTCGAGCCAGCCCTCATATGCGGCACTTTAGGCGAGACCTGTTTCTGCCCGTAAGCTACGATGCCGCTCCCCGTCACAGGCGCCGACATTGGCTTCGCCGGCTTTTGTCCATAGGGCACGATCGGGCCACCTCGGGCCCTGGTGATGACCGGCCCGCGCCCGATGTCCTTGCCGTCCGTCTTGCCATCGGTATGCGCAACCCGTGTCTTGCGCTTCTCGCCCTCTCGCCATCCAGGCGGCTGCTTCGGCATCTTGTCCCCAGGACCTTGATCGCGAACACCGTGATCGCGAACACCGACGCGCCCGCCTTTAGCTCGAACCGGCACAGGGGGACCGCCAGGAGGAAGCATCGGCGGACGCATCGGCATCGGTGGACCTCCGGCCGGCAAACCAGGAGGCGCCGCCGCCACAGGCGCAGGCATAGGCGCGGGCGGCGGCAAGTTGGGAGCTGGTCCGAGCCCCTGGGAGAGTCCTGGATGTCCCATGGATATGTTGACGGTGGTGTGACCCTTCTTGCCCCCAGCACGCCCACCACGGGCCCGCTTAAGCGCCCCAGGCTTGACCATGCCCTTGATCATAGCGCGGTCCTCGGCCTCGTCACCGTGCTCCGCCCGGCCACCACGGGCCCGTCTGGCGCGATCCATCCGGTGTTTAGCGCGCTTGCCGTCGGCATGACCGCCGCGCTTGAGGTGCGCCTTGGCCGTCAGCTTGCGGTGCATCTTGTCCGAGGCAACCTCGCGGTCGCTCTCGTGGCTCGCATCCTCCTCGCCGGAGGGAACGCCACCACCACTGGCATACTTGAGCTTGCCCCCGGCAAGACGGCGGGCACGATCGTGCTCGACTTTATGCGCGCGATGCGCGTGGAATTGATGCGCCATAGTCTGCCATCTCCATTCGACAGTACGATGATAGGCGTGCGGACCAGACTCCCGTAAAACGTGGCGGGTACGGTCTCGCTTGATCATTGCTGAGGCCCTGGCGGCTGGCTCGCTGCGTGAACATCCATCACCGCTTCGTGCGCTGCCTGTGTAGCATCGAGCGCATGCTGGCGCAACGCAAGGTCGTGGCCTGCCATATCCATCGCCTGCTTATGCTGCTGGCCGACAAAATCCATCTGCTGCCCGGCGAGTTCCATCTCGTGCTCACGCTGCGCCGTGCCAACGTCGTTGGCATGAATGACCAATTCGCGGGCGAGGTCGGTGTCCGCGATCTTTTCCTTACTCTGCCGGTCGAGCGCCTTACTCGCCATGTCCTGCTGCTTGCCCTGCGCGTCGACGGCGGCCTGCTGCGCCTTAGTCTGAGCATCCTTGAGCTTGGCCTGCGCGATAAGGTCCTGCGGGCTCGGCTGCGGCTGGGCATTCGGGTCGGGCGGCGGCGCAAGGTACTTCTCCGGCCGCGCATCGCCGAGCACACGTAGCGCCTCGCGGTAGACCTCCATCAGATTGAACACACCAGGGGGAGCCCCCTGGGCGAGCTGCAGACGGGCGACCGCCTTCATGATGCGATGGAAATGACTCGGCGTGTTCGGGTCAGCCTTCGGCACGAGGTCATAGTCGTCGAGCGCCTGCAGCAGCTTGGCGCGGTCCCATGTCGTCGTCATCTGCTTGCCGCGGCGCTGGCGCTGAAATCGCCAAAGCGCCTCCGGGTCCTCGCGAAACCGCTCGACCAGCAGCTGGAACTCTTCACTCTGTGCCTGATGCATCCCTTTATGGGCGGCAGACTCGACCTTCGTCGCTTGCTCGATCAGGGCCAAGGTTGTGCCCACCGGAGCATCCTGCTTGCCCTCGCCGATCGGCAAGTCCGCCGTGCCGCCGAGCTTTTGGGCGTAGCCGCGCGTCATCCCAATGACCTGAACGAAGCCCGGCGTCACGTCCTTGTACGGAAATGGCATGATCACCTTGCGAATATCGTCCACGCTGCCAAGGTCAATCGGGACGAACTGGCCGGCACCGGCAACAATTTGATTGGAGTCCTGCTTAGCGGCTGGTGATTTGGCCGCGACCCCACCAGGGAAATTGGCCATCTGCCCGCAGTCGATCGCCTCGCGCAACATGGCGGTGCAAGCATTCGTCAGGTTGCCGATCAAGTGCAACATGCCGATGCCGTAAAAGCCGAGCCATGTCACGAAATCCCACACGACGTAACGGCGCCGGATCGTGCAATATTCGTCGTCCTCGTCCCAATTGCGATTGACCGCCAGGATGCGCCGGCTGTCCTTCTCGATGGTCACAAGATAAGGCAGCGGCACGCCCTTGCCCTTGAGCGCAAAGGTTTCTGGCTCCAGGTCCGGCAGATCACGATCGCAGCAAACTTCGTACAACGTATAAGGCTGATCCTCGGGGCGCGTCTGGTCCTTGCGCACCCCTTGGATGTCCTCGATCTTGCCTGTGACAGGATCGGTCGTCCCAACTGGTTGCGGCGCCGCGACATCGCGATAGTGCCCCATCGCCACCATGCGCCGGAAGGTAGCTTGCCGCATCTCGACGATATGCGTGACGCGATCGGCATTGAGAATGTCGGTGGCCGCGTTGGAGACCAAGAAGTTCTGCGCCTCGATACTCTCGGAGACCGGCCGGCGCCTTAAGGGGCAATTGTAGACCTTCTTCACACCGAACCCGCCAAAATACACCCAGGCCAGCATGCGTTTTGTGTCGGGGTAATATTCCGTCGCGATCTGCGTCAAGTAATGGTTGAAATCCTTTTCCAGTACGTCAGCGAGATCGTCACGCGGATCGTCGCCCGTGTCCTCGATCTTGACTGGCCCGGCCGCCGGCAGGAACTCACCGATCGCGTTGGCCTGTCCGCGTACGATCGCCTCCGTCAAAACCGGATCGCGCACCTTGCTCATGCCCTCGACCGGAGCTGAACTGCCGCTAACATCGGCCTTGGGGTCCTCGATCTTCAGCCCGAGCAGCTCCAGGCCACGCTTGCGCGTGTCCATCCACTCCTTACGCGACTGCTCGTCCGCGTCGATGCCCTCCAGCAGCACTTCCGCCCACCGGGACAACTCATCATCGTCGATCTCATCAATGATGTTGTCGACAAACTGGGCGGGCTGCGGCTTGCCGTTGGCACCGATCGGCTTGCCTGAAAAATCAACCGTGATGGTGCCATCGTCATTCTTGATGACGAGCACCCTATCCCGTGGCTGGACCGGCGCCTCGTTGCCCTCGACCTCGACAAAGATTGGGCCGCCAATACCCGCGTCGGCGCCCAGTCCGCTCGGCTTGTGCCAAAACGCGTCTGGCGCCCGATAGTCAGCGTCGGCCATTGAGTGTTTCCTTTTTCCTTTCACGCCGGATAGAGGACCATTGGCTTCTTGCGCTTTTCAGCAACCGCGCGGCGTTCACGCAGCAGCTCCTCATTGCGCCGGAGCAGGCCCTTATCGCGCAGCCATTTCGCCGCGTGGGTCGCCGAGTCGGTGAGGTCCTTGTACCGCCCTTTCGGGAACATCGCCATCTCGCTGCGCACCATCTCCGCCCAGTCGCGGGCCGGCGCCCACACGACTTCCTGGGCCCAGATCGGTTGGACCGCGAGCGCTCTGGAAACCTTGTCTTTCGGCGCCGGCATGCCAACGATGCCCCAGCGCTCGTCCGCATAGAGCCGCCGCATCTCGTGGATGACATCGAGCCCCGAGGCCTTGGCCTCGATCAGGAGCGTATCGGCGTTGAACCGCCTCGCAGTGTGGGCGACCCATTCGCAAAGCCCCCATCGCGGCTGGGCGCGCTTTGTCCATGAGGCGACGCTTTCGTCCTGGCGCTTGGGAATGTCCTCGCCGTGGATTTTGAGGTGCTTGCGCCAAGCGTGCATCAGCATGAGGCGCGGCACCTCGTCTTCGCCGCTCAACTCATCGGGTAACCACGGCTGGCCCGTCGGGCGCCACACGCCCCACACCGTCAAACCGCTAGGATCGTTTTCCTCTCGTTCCGTGAAGGCCGAGTCGAGCGACACAAGAATAAAATCCATGTCCGGGAACTTGCCTGTGGGACTCTCCCAGAGCTGCCACCACCCCAGTTCGAAGATACCGCCCTTCCGCGGCATCGGCGCCTGCTGGTACTGACCGGCATAGGCGAACGGGCCCATGTCGATCTTGAACTCCTCGACTTGGGAACGGGGAAATCTCTTGTCCCAGGCAAGTTCGCCGGCCCGTTCATCCATAGCGGCCGCATCGAGCAGGTCCCCGTCGTCATCGGTTGCCCGGGGGTCGATCCAGCCGATCTCGTTGCCCTCATAGTCGGCCGGAAACCGCTCGGGCTCGAACTCCATCGGGATCATGAGGTGGGTGTAGTTCAACTCAGCCGACAGGATGAAGCCAGATACATCCTCCTCGTGCAGCCGCTGCATGATGACGACGATCGCGGTGTTCTCGTCGTTCAAGCGGTTCGACATACTCTCCCGAAACCAGCGCACTGTTTCCTGGCGGACCTGTTCGGATTCGGACTGCTTGACATTGTGAGGGTCATCGAGGACGAGGCGGTCGCCGCGCTCGCCGGTCGAGACGCCGCCGACCGAGGTCGCCAGCTTCCATCCGGTACGCGTGTTGGCAATCTTGCGATCTCCGATCCGCTCCAGGGTGAATCGCTCACCCCAGAGGGATCGGTACCGCTCGGACTCAAGCAGGGCCCGAAACCTGCCGTTGTCGCGCTCGGTCAGCGTCGCCGAGTAGCTGAAGGCCACATAGCGCAGGTAAGGCCTGTTCATTGGCCCCCATTCCCAGGCGGGCCAAAAGACATCCACTAGTAGCGACTTCATCATGCCCGGCGGCACATTGATAAGCAGACGTTTGATGTCGCCGCGGGTAATCGCCTCTAGATGCTCGCACATGGCATCGAGAGGCCATCCCTCAACCATCTCGCGATCGGGCTCAAGCGCGGACCAGCAGTAGCGGACGAACCGGATCAAGCCGCCACGGCGCGCCTGGGCCTTGCGCTCCTTGTTGAACTCGGCCTCGGTCCTGACCGCATATTCGGCGTGCCGGCGCCTTTCGATTTCACGGTCGATCTCGCTGCGGGCTGTCGGCATCCGCGCCAGCATGCTGATGTCCCGAAGCGTCGTACTCATTTACCGCCTCCCTAACGCCGTCCAGGACGGTCCTCCGGAGCCGTGAGCGCCGTGAGCGCTCCGTAGATTGAGTACGTAGGGGAACATTAGGGCCCTCCGTCAGGAAACAATTTGACCGTGATCCGCCGGAAGAACACCAACTCGGCGTCGGTGAGCCCGGACAGGTTGAGCGGGGCGTTCGGATC